TACATAATAAAACAGGAAGTGATAAAGATAAGCTTAAAGCTAATTATGATGATGGACATATAAATACTTTTGCTGATTTAGCAGATGATGGAACTAATCCTGAATTTGGAGCATTAATATATCAAATACAGGAAATGCAAGAAGAGTTAGATTATCTTAGAACAGAGATTTCAGCTAATAAAGATAAAACTGGAATAACAACTAGTCAAGCTAATGCTATTACAGCTAACACGGCTAAAGTTACTTTTCCGGGATTAGGTACAACAAATAAAACAGCTTTAGCAGGTGATACAACAACTATATCTACAGCACAGGCTAATGCTATAACAGCTAATACAGCTAAGACTACATTTCCTGGTTTAGGTACTAGTAGCACTACAGCACTAGCCGGAGATACTAAACTAGTTGGAATAGGTGCTAAGACAACATTATCATTTGGAGATATGGTTGCTACAACAGTAAAAGGTAAAACAACTTATACTATAGCATTATCTGTAACTACAGACTTTGGAGGTAAAACCGGATCAGTAACTAAATCAATAACACTAACATTAACATAATATGGCAACAACAACAGTAAATTTATCAGGAACAACACCACAGCGTGTAACACCAGCATTAGATGCTTTAGGTAATCAAACAAGAATAGATTCTTTAATAATAGCTAATACTCATCCTGGATCTATAGTTGTTAATGTTTTTTTGGATACTGATGGTGCAGGTGCTAATCCTGATTATTATATTATTAAATCTTTAAAGATTGCTGTAGGTTATACTATTGATGTATTTGAAGATACACCTTTTGAAATTCCATCAAGTACAGCAGTATGGGTTAGTTTAGGAGCTAATACTGCAAGTGCAATATGTAATCATACATCAATAGAAAAAATATAAAATTTTATTTAAACTTTTTTTATTTAAACTTTTTATATATATTTGCCTATTATTAATTTAAAATTTTAAAATCATGGCAAAAAATGATCTGCCTACGGACTTAAGTCCAGAAGAAATGGCAAAAAGAAGAGCTGAAATTACAGCTTATTATGAAGAAAATATTCCTTCATTAAAAATTCAATTAGAATATGAAACTATATTAAGAGATATAGAGAAAATGCGTGCTGAAAGATTACAAGCTCAGAAATTTATTGCACAATCTATGGCTCCAACACCAGAAATTCCTGAAGTTGCAAAAGCTCCATCAAAAAATACTGGAAACGTTGAAGCTGCAAAAGAATTTGAAGCTGCAAAGAGAAAGGCTGTTAAAACTTTAAAACGTACAGAAGATGCAGTTAAGTAGAGAAAAGATTCAAGAGACCATCAAGCGTAAAACAGATTTTCTGTGGTTTGAAAAAGGTGACTATAATCTAAATATTGTGGGTATAAGAAACTCAGATACTAAAGATAAAGTTACAAACCGTTTTGATGATAAAATAACTTTGTCTTATAAAGTTAATGGTGAATGGCAATTTCATTGTTTTGATTGTACAACAGATCCTGGAACTCATTGGGTAGAAAATATTATGAGAAAGGAGGGTGTTGCTATACTTAAACCAGGGCAATATAGAGGAAGTCATATTATTAGAAAGCATCAAGGTAGATATGAAGCATTAGGTCAAGATAGACCTGTTTCAGTATATAGAGATGATAATAGGGATCATATGTATAATCTTCATGAAGAGTCTGTACAAACAGGTTTATTTGGAATTAATATACATAGAGCTACTAAATATGCAGGTAAAAAATCTAGTCAAGTAGATAAATGGTCTGCAGGGTGTCAAGTGATTGCTGCAAATGATGATTGGAAACTATTTATGAAAATATGTAGAAAAGCAAGAGATACATGGGGAAATAGATTTACCTATACATTGCTTGAAAGTAAAGATATAATGCACTCATGGCTATAGTTAATAAAGTAGACATAAAAGTTAAAATGAGTAAGGATGAGGTTATTAAATATCAAATCCTTACTTATTGCTTTTTAAATAATTTATTAATAAGTAATTCTGATTTAAATTGTTTATGCGAATTAGCAAAAGAAGGAGAAGTAGAATTAACATCATTTTGTTCTTTGATATCTGATAAAAAAATTTTTAAGAGCTCACAATCTTGTAGGAATGCTCTAGCTAAAGCTGAAAAGAAAAATTTAATTATTAAAAAAGGATCTAATAAAAAGACTATAATTATTAACCCTGATATGAATATACAAACTGAAGGTACAATATTGTTGGATTCAAAAATTTTAGGAGTTGAAACCAAAGAGTCATAAAAGTTTTTTTGAAGAAGTTTCTAAAGAAATAGGAGTACATAAAGATGTAGTAGATGATTTAGTTACTTTCTATTATAGTGAAGTAAGAAAAAACTTATCTAATATAACTCATAATAAAATTACGGTATCTAATTTAGGTACTTTTTCACTTAGAAAGAATAAACTTATAAAGGCTATTAAAAGACAAAAAGATATATTAGGTAACTTACAGAAGATGACATTTGATGGATATGATAAATCAGTGCCAATAAAAGAAAAAATAAAAGATATGGAAAGAGGTTTAGATATGGTTAATAAATCTATAATAAGTAAAAAAGAATTTAGAAATGAAATGGAATAAATTATTAGGTGCTTTCAATAATTTAGATCAAATTTTTGAAGGAATAAAAAACAATGTTATTAAAAAAGAACATGTAGAACAAATTGCTGATATTAGATGGTCAGATTGTTCTGTATGTGAACATCTTGATACAGATGGTAAAGATTGTGCTGTAAATGGTACACAACCTTGTTGTGCTAAATGCGGTTGTAGTATGGGATTAAAAATACGTGCTTTATCATCAAGTTGTCCAATAGGAAAGTGGAAAGCTGTAGTAACTAAAGAGCAAGAAGAAAATTTAAAAAGAGAAGACTAATGCCAGTAATATTTAAATCAGATGGTCATGTTTATGAAACACTAAATGAAGATCTTGAAAAAGATCAAATTAAGTGGACAAGTGTTACATCATTTGTAGGTATGTTTAAACCTAAATTTGATGCAGATGCGCAGGCTAAAAAGTCTTCAAAAAATAAAAGATCTAAATGGTATGGTATGAAGCCAAAAGAAATTTTAGATACTTGGAATAAAGAATCTGAAAGAGCTATAACTTTAGGTAATTGGTATCATGATGAAAGAGAAAACAGATTGTTAGAATTTAAGACAATAGAGAGAGATGGTGTAGAAGTTCCAATAATAAAACCAATAATAGATCATAATGGTACAAAAATTGCACCTGAACAGAAGCTTAGTGAGGGTGTTTATCCAGAACATTTTGTTTATTTAAAATCAGCAGGATTATGTGGACAAGCAGATCTTGTTACTATTGTGAACAATAAAATAAATATTCTTGATTATAAAACTAATAAAGAAATAAAAGAAAAAGGTTTTACTAACTGGGAAGGTATAACATCAAAAATGTATAAACCTGTTAATAATTTAGATGATTGTAATTTAAAACATTATAATTTACAATTAAGTTTATATGCTTACATAATTAAAAAACATAATCCTAAACTTAAAGTTGGTGATTTAACAATACAACATGTTATATTTGAAAAAGAAGGAGATGATAAGTTTGGATATCCTATAACTAAATACAATGATCAGGGTGAACCAATAATAAAAGAAATAAAAATTTATGAATTACCATATTTAAAGCAAGAAGTACAAAGTTTAATAATGTGGTTAAAAGATAATCCTTTATGTTAATAAAATTATTTGATATACAAAATGGCAAAGTAGTTCCTACAGAACACTGTTATACATTAAAGTCTTTAAAAGCTATTATTGAAAAATATCCAGATAGTTATTTATCTGTATTTCAGTATGTATTTTATATGACTTGTCCTGATCCTGATATGAATCCTTTTTTTAATCTTCCTGAACATGAAAAAGAAGATATGATTATAGAAGAAGTTAGTCTAGAAGAATCTCCAGAGGATGGTCCTATAAGACAAGCATTAGACATGTGCAAAGAAATGTATCAAACACCTACATATAGAGCATATAAGGGTATAAAAACTATGTTAGATAGATTAGCTAGATATATGGAAACTACATCTATTGAGCATGGTAGAGACGGTAATTTAACATCTTTAGTGAATACTGCTGCTAAATTTGACCAAATAAGACAGTCATTTAAAGGAGCATATAGTGATATGAAAGATGAACAACAAAGCTCTGTTCGTGGTGGACAAGGGTTAGCTTATGATCAATTATAAATTTAAATTTAAAAACTATGTTAGAAATTAAACCAATTGGATTTTATGTATTAGTAAAACCAGTACCATTAAAAGAAAAAACAGATTCAGGAATTATACTTCCAGAATCACAAGTACAACAGATACCTAAAGGACAAATAGTTGCTAAAGGTAAAGCTGTTACTGATGAAATTAAAGTAGGTGATCAAATACAGTGGTCAATGGAAAATACAGTATCACAAGAATTTGAACATTTAGGTGAAAGACATTTATTAATGAACTCTCAAGGTATTAAGTGTATACTTAAAGATGTATAAAAAGATTCCTGAATATAAAAATAAAAAATGGGGATATAAGGAATTTAAAACAAAAGAAGATTTTACTTTTTTTATTTTAGATCTTTATTTAGAACCAGGGCAGTATAGTTTTGATGATACTGCCTTTTTATTTAATGATCAGGCTAGAAACTTTAACAAATATGGTTTTTATTGTGATAAACCTTTTAGATCAAAAGATTATGTAACTTATTGGAATGATGAAAAAGAAAAATGCAGAGAGGGTGTAATATATCATAGTGAAAATAAAACGTGGTATCTTACTAGGGATTATTATATGTGGTTAAATTTTTTACCAATCTTTGATAAAGAAGAAAAGAAATATGGTTTTGCTAAAGTAAGAGATGCCCAGTATCATATGGCATTATATGAATTATTAGCAGAATTACATTATAGACATGTAGCAATACTTAAAAAACGTCAGATAGCATCATCATACTTTCATATGGCAAAACTAATAAATCAGTTTTGGTTT